GTCCAAGCCGCATTGCAGATTGCAACGACATTAGCGGGAACGCCTGTTAGGTCTTGTGCGGGTGTCAGGCTTGAACGATGGTAGGTTTGGCTGATTTGGTTGCCATCTTCCATGATGCGTGTAGCCTCACGATAGAGAACAGTTCCATCTTCGGTTACTGTGATTTGGTCAACAGTTGTGGTTTTAGTTAAAGACATTTTGATTTCCTTTTAAGTTAAGTATCCGACCTGATAATCCAATCAAGTTAATTAAACAAAATAAGTAATGACACCAACATAGCTTTCAGATATTGCAAATATTCTTGAACTTCCACTAGATACACCAGAATATGAATTCATAGTTATACTGGAAGCACTGTTATCAATAAATAACGCATATATTGTTCCTGTGCTTGTGCAATCTCGTGCAACACCAGTAGCCCTACCACTTGATGATGGAGTAGTAAACGGTGCGCTAGATAATTGCATTGTGCTACTGCTAGAACCGTTTATTGCACTAAAAGTAACTTCAAAACGCAAAGTTACTAATCTGCCAACTTTTGTGTATGTTCCATTTGAAGATGAAATCGTATATCCAGAAGTGCTAGTAGTAGGTGTCCAAGTACCTTCTTCATAGTCATCTAGCGTATTAGCGTTTGATGATGCGTCTTGAGCCGCAGGGAATGTGATGCCTTGACCTGATGATGGAACAGCCGCACCAATACCTAAACCAAACTGATTAAAAGTACCTGAGTTTGTTGTTACGCCATTGGCATACAACTTAATTGCGCCACCAGTTTCTGCAAACAGAGCAAGGTCTGTTGCGGTTGTACCTAATATTGCACCCGAAAGTCCAACTATCCCTTTTTGTGTTCCAGCACTTTTTAATGCAATGTTTGCCTTACCCGCTGTACTTGTATCTAAAACAACACCCGATGCTGTTGCAGTTGTACTTGTTACAGTAGTAAAAGCACCAGTGGTTGCTGTAGTAGCACCAACAGTACCGTTAATGTTAATACTTGCTGTACCTGTAAGGTTAGTTACAGTACCGCTAGATGGTGTACCTAAAGCACCACCATTAACTACTGGTGCTCCAGCAGACCCAACATTAACTGCTAAAGCAGTTGCAATGCCAGTACCTAAACCTGAGACACCAGTTGAAATTGGCAAACCTGTTGCATTTGTTAAAGTAGCACTTGCGGGTGTGCCAAGAACAGGAGCAACAAGAGTTAGTGCTGTTCCATTAGTTGTAGCACCTGTAATACCGCCAAATGCACCTGCATTGTTGTATTGAACTTGAGTTGTAGAACCGCCTGGCGCACCACCAGTTGCCGCAATTGTGATTGCTCCAGCACCATTAGTAATCGTAATGTTTGAACCCGCAGTCAATGTTGATTTTGCAAGCGTATTTCCTGTGGTATTACCAATGAGCAATTGACCATCTGTGTAAGAAGTCTGTCCTGTGCCGCCATTAGTTACTGGCAATGTACCTGTTACACCTGTGGATAGTGGTAAACCTGTTGCATTTGTTAGAGTAGCACTTGTAGGAGTTCCAAGAATTGGAGTCACCAAAGTAGGGCTAGTAGCAAAAACGGCAGAACCTGTGCCTGTTTCATCTGTCAGAGCCGCCAACAAATTAGCACTTGATGGAGTGGCTAAAAATGTAGCCACACCAGTACCCAATCCAGAAACGCCTGTGGCAATTGGTAGACCTGTAGCGTTAGTTAAAGTTGCGCTAGTAGGCGTTCCAAGAATAGGAGTTACTAGAGTAGGGCTTGTAGCCAATACGTTGCTACCAGTACCTGTATTTGTTACAGAGACTACGTTCTTACTAGCATCAAGTGCCAAAGCAGTAGAGGCTGTTAAACCAGACAGCGTAGCAGTACCAGATGCTGACAGAGTGGTAAACGCACCAGCAGCAGCCGTAGATGTACCGATAGGGCCGTTAAACGAGTCACCAACAGCACCTGTCTGAAAGTCCTTTAACTGAGCCATTAACTCACGGATAGCATCGTTAATACCAGATGGCGCACAGCCCTCTGCAATGTTAATCGAGTCAATGTCTGTGTTATTAGCAGGGGTACTGCTGAATTCACTAATCTTTGTCTTGGGCATATCAGTCCTTAGTCGGGGTTAGCCATTCCAGTTAAATCTACACGATATGGTTTTTCAGTATTTAGAAGACCTGTCATTGTAGATGCGCCAGTTAATCCAGCAGCCTTTTTAGCTTCTAGGTCTAGCAAGTATTTTTCATAAGCACTCAAGGCTTTTAATGTCTCAACATTTGCTCTTGGGTCACCAAGTTTAAATAGCATTGGGCCAAGTTCCTCTGCTGTTTGACCAGCTACACCTTGACCTTGCGCTTTCAAATAACCTAGCGTTCCCCTGAGTGGGCCTTGCTCAATCATCTGACCAATAAAGCTAGGCTCTGCCTCTAAACCTTGACCAGCAATCTGTCTTTCAAATGTTGCAGAGTTACCCAAGATTTTCTCTTGAGTTTTACGCATCATTGATTCAGTCATCATGTCTTTTTCAAATTGCTTAAAAGTAGCATCATCTGGGAACAATGAAGAAACTCGTGAACGCTCTGCTGGTGAACCAAATATGCGCTTGCGAATGTCAGCAGTATCTTTAGCCGTTGTAATCTTTTCTTTTACAGCATCCAAAGCACCAACTTTATAAGCCTCTTGCTCAGATGCAGATAGCTTTGCAAATGTTCTGTTTGCTTCTGCTGCTGTCTGTTTGTAGAAGTCTTTTCCTAACTTAGTAGCATCAAGAAGTTCAGCTTCACCTGCAAAAGCAGCCCTAGCCCTACCAAAATCAGGAACAGCAGTATCTAACTCAGACAAGAATTCGTTTTTCTTGTTTTTGTAAATATTGCCTAGTTTAGAAACTTTACCAAATGCGTCTGTTTCTGCATCAATAAGAACATCAAGACCACGCTTAATGTTATCAAGAGTCTCAACAGTAGGACGAGACATATCAACTGTTCTACCTTCAGCCGCTAACAATTCTTGAGCCTTTTTTGTAGCAGTTTTAAACTGTGGTAGTTCTAAATACTTTAATACACTAGGGTCTGTTACTTCACCATAAGCATAAGCCTTTTGGTAGAGTGGAGAAGACACTTGTTTTTGTCTTTGAGCAATTACTGTTGTGTATTCAAAGGGGTCTGTAAAGCCACCTAAGTATTTAGAAATATCACCTTGGATGCGCTCACCTTGACCTGCGGCTCGTTCTTCAAGAGCAGTCTTAGCCGTTTGTCTAGCTGTACTTGGATACTTCTGAGCAACATCAGCGAGTGACCTAACATTTTCTCCAGCAATATCAACAATTCCTACTGGCTTAGTAGCCGCAAGAATCATTTTCTCTAAGTCGGCAGGGCTTACCTTATCACGATACAAAGCCTCTAACATTTTAGCTTTAGCACGATTAGCATAGTCAATGCTTTGACCAGTAGCCACACCAACGGCTTTACCAACTTGCTGAAGAACAGGAATTCCACTTGTTACGTCAACAACTTTGCTACCAGCAGCACCAATGCCTTTTGTAACTACAGGTGCAACACCACCTACAAGACCGCCAAGAGTACCACCAGCTTGTGCGCCAGCCATACGCTCACCAACCCCTGCAGCACCAGCACCACCGAGTGCGCCAGTAAGTGCGCCTGTGACAGCAGATGCGCCAGCCGTAACTCCTGCACGAACCAATGGTGCAGCGTCTTTAGCCATTTGTGCATATTTAGCTGTTCCTAAAAATGGCAATAGTGCGTATGGCAATCCACCTGCAATCTCAGTAGCCAATGCAGTCTTAGGATTTTCCTGACCATACTTTTGTTTAGCAAGTTCAAGTGCAGCTAAATTTTGTTTGTAATCACCTTGACCAGCCAATGATTTAACCAAAGATTCAAGTTCATCAGCAAAGCCAAATGTTGCACCTTGAGCCAATGAACGCCCTACACCATACTCAGAAGTTCTACCACCAGATTGTTTAACAAGGTCTAGTGCTTTAGCAAAAGAGTCTTGGGTAAAACCTTCTTCTTTTAGGTACTTGTTAATATCATCATTAGGTGCGTTCTTATCAATCATTGTGATAATGTTTTTACGAACTCTCTCAACATTTTCGTAAGCCATCATCGACCTCCACGCAATGAATTGCTAAGTCTTGGAGATAAATCATATTGATTTGTCATTGATTCTGGTGCTGTCATACTTGGTGCTTTAAATGATTTACCAGCAGAACCAATCATATTTTGCGTCAAAATATTACGGAAAATTGCTTTTTGCTTAATTGTTTGCTCATCATCATTGTACTGAGGGAAGTAGTTAATAAACTCAGCAGTCCACTCGTCAGCACCAATTGCTGCGCCTGATTCTTTACGCAAGTTAGCACGAATAAAGTTGTTAGCCGCTTGCAAGTATTGCCTACGCTCTGGAGACAAACCACCAACAGCTTGAGGAATAACCTCTGGAATTGCTTTTCCAATTAAAGGAATAACACTTGTAATTGCTTCACCAAACTTAGGCGCATTGCCTGTAGCTAGTTTTGATGTAATTGATTCTGCTGCAACCATGCGAGATGCAAATCCAGCAGCATTAGTTTCACCTTCAGTTGGCTTTCCAGACTTGGTTAATGGTTTACCATCTTGACCCAATACTGGAGTCATTTGCATTGTCTTAGGATTAAAAGCCATCAATCCTTGGTCTGTTTCAATAGCTTGGAAACTTACTGGGCCTTCTGGCGCACGTCCTTTAGGAATTCGTGAAACTTCTTTTCCACTTGAGTCCAATTGAACAATTGCGTTACCAATATCTTGATACTGCAATGGCTTTTTAAATTTTTCAAAGTCTAAGAAACTACCTTCAAAACCTTGGCTTTTTGCTAAGTTATATTGTGCAATCTCAGTAGGTATTGGCTCACGTTTTGGTGCGCCTTCAGCAACAGTTTCTACTTTTCCAGTAATAGGATTAACACGAATAAGTTTTGCGCCTTCTGCCAATGAAGTAGTTTCACCACCCATTGCTTTTGTTGCAGCCACCAACTCAGACAAAGCCTTGCGTCCTTCAGCAGAACCCATCAATTGTGGCATTGCTCTTTGTAAATCAAAGCTAGGTGCAGTCATTCCTTCGCCTTGACGCTGACCCATTATGTCCTCGCCATAAATCTCTTGAGGCTTGGTTACAGCACCTTGGATAACACCTTGTATTCGTTGTTGTTCAGCCAATGCTTGTTGCTCTAACTTACGCTTACGAATCATGTCTTGCAACTGAACATTCTGTAGTTGTTCTTGCAAAACATTCTGCATACCGCCTTTATAGGCTTTCTGACCAAGTTGCAAACCTTCAGCAATAGACTGACCTGTATTACCACCTTGGAATAAACGCCCTGCTAGGGCATACAAGGCTTGTGCTTGTGCGTCATCACGATTACTTTGAATGTCAGCAGGTGACATACCGAGCAAACCCATTGTGTCTGCACCGCTAGTTCCAAAAATGTCTAATAGTCCAGCCATGTTAGTCCTTAGAAGTCCAGCCAGCCTGTTGGAGATGTGGTTGCATAATTAGTTGCAGCGTTATAAGCACCAGATGGGCCACTCAACCAATTAGAAGCACTATTCCACAAATTACTAATACCAGTAGAACCGCCTAGATTCTTATATAAGCCACCACCAACAGCCGCTAAACCCAAAGCATTTTGCAATGTAGATGTATCAGCAGAACCACTAGAAGTTGACTGTCCAACTCGTCCTAATGGATTGCCATATACCAACGATAGATAGTTCTGCAAGTTTTGTTGTGGTTGGTTTTGCAAGAAGTTAAACTTAGCAATGTCACCTTGCATTTGTTGACCTTGGTAACCCTCACGGATTTGACCAGCTTGCAACATATTCTGAATGTCTTGGTAATCAGCAGAAGCCATTTGAGGCGCAGCCATCGTAGCTTGTTGTTGACGATTACGCTCATCAGCGTAGTTCTGATAAGCCAATTGTCCAGCAGTATTAGCCAACTGTTGACCAAACTGACCAGTAGCTCTATCTTGCAAAGAACCCATAGCACCAGAGCCATAACGCCCTGCTAGGCTAGACTTAGATGCAATATCACCTAAAGTTGTTTTAAACTGAGTCTCAGCCGCTTGTGCAGCAGGTTGGAACGCACCTTGGAAGAATGGATTACCACCCAAGAAACCACCAGAAACTGTGTTTTGCAGTTGATTCTGAGCAGACTGAAGTAATGGATTACCTAAAGAAGCACGAGCCTCTAAAGCCTGTAAGCCTGTTTGAGTGGTAGTTGTAGGGCTAACAAAGGTTGGGCCACCATAATACTGTGGGCCACCGCCCTGATACAGACGTTGAGCCTGTTGCAATCCATAACCTAAATATGGTTGAATTGTTGGGTCAATTTGCGATGTGGTAGTCGTAGCCATCTTTACTCCTAGAGTTTCGGATTCCAAGATGGGTCATCCACGGAATCCATTATACATAAATTATTAAAATCAACCAATAATTGCATATCTATACTTCTTATTAGCCGTTGAATTGGCGAAGTGGGTAATCGTAGCCGTACCCTGTCCTTGGGAACTAGCGTAGATACTGTAGTAATTAGATGTTCCAGAGCCATTCGTAGAGACTAAATTCATGGTCACAATGGCTGATGGTGTAGTAGGTCTAGTTGGGCTTGTCCCTGCACTTGCTGCCCTTAACGTGCAGTCAAGGCTTGATGCTCTCCACACAATCTGAACATAATCATTAGCAGCCAAGCTAATATAGTAATTCATAGACGCAATCACATGATATGGGTCTGATGCGTTCTTTCTTGGGGCTAAACCAAATATGCTGTTTGAACCAGCTACATTTGTTCCATTCTTTCTAAACCAAATGTCAACATCCTCTGTACTATTGGCTAAATTACTAAGTTGTAATGAAAACTGAATGTTATACAAACCTGCATTTGCTACATTTAGCCTAGAACTGTTTGACAAAGTAACGCCATTGCTAAAGTCAGTCGTGTTGTAGGTAATGGGATACGCTATAGTTATGTCGGCTACAGACTGAGTTGTAGAGTCTTGAAAAGCCCCATAGGGCGCAGAATCAGCAAAAGCCGAACTAGAGATAGGAACAAACAAGATTACGCTGTCTGGGCCTATCCTTCGGTCTGTCAAAGTGGTAGTTAAAGCACCACCAGTTGCCAGAGTCAAAGTTCCTGTGTTATTGGTCTTTCCGTCCATGATGCCACGGACTACTTCAGCTACAGCCCTCTGGTCACCACCAAAAGCAGGTAGGCTTCTAAACATCAGCGAACCCCTTGTGGCGTAACATCCACATCCACAGAAATAGCGTTATCCCAATTAGCACCAGTAGGTGTAACTTTTAGCCTGTGATACCTACCTGCGCTTCTGAGGGAAACTCTGTTCTCTGAACTAGCAGCCACGGCAGTATTAAAACTCACACCTTGGTTTAACAGGGTACGAGAGGCAATAGCCACAGTAGCAGAGCCATTATCAACAATAGGTCTAGCTAGGGTTACTACTGAGTTAGCACCAATGTCCAAGTCTCCAGTAGAAATTACGGCTGTTTGGTTAGCACCTGTAAAACTCATCACTCTAGTGGCTAAAGTACCGCCTAAGAAATACTTACCGCCAATATATAAAGGCGAATCTAAACTTGTGGTTAAGGCGTCAATAGAAGCAGAAAGACTGTCCAATTGCTCAAGCGTTACAGTTGCTGTAGAGGCTTCAGACAAGAAATCAGTACCCGCATCACCATAAGTCCATTTTTGAGTCTTAAAGTTATAAATTAACAGATTGCGAGTTCCGTTAACAGATTTGTAATTCCAGATTACAAGTTTACGAATTGGGTCAACCGCAGCAGACATAGTTCCGTAATCAGATTCTGAAGCGTCTTCTAAAAAGAATCTATCTACTTTTTCCGCACCAATTGTCGTGACATTTTGTCCATCACACATATAGAAACCATCGTCTGACAAGAAGAATGTAATGCCTTGGTACTGAGCAATTGAGCCAGAAACCATACATCCTTTGTTCCTAGAGATATTGTCAAACTGGAATATAAACGGAGTACCAACATAGGTCATTCGGTGAATGGCTCGCTCTAAAAAGACAAGACCAAATTCACCACCACGGATTCCTACAATCTGTCCACCATCAGGAATATCTTGATAATCAGATTGAGTGGTTACATCCTCAGTCCAATCTGTTTCGTTATTTAATGCTGACCAACGAACACGATACTGTTGCTGAGTAGTTTCTAACGTATTTGCACAAACAACAAAGTCACGCACCACAGTAATGAACTTAGCAATGGGCGCAGTAGCTGACAAATCAGCAAATGAGGTAGAAGTTCCTAGTGTCCATGCTTGGAGTTTTTCAGCATTGTTTGTAGTGATTACAGTCTTGCCAAACTGAGTAAAACGAACCTTGTCGTTAGCACCAGTAGTCATGCCTGTTTTAACCTGAGTGATAGCACCAACACCAGTTACTGTATAAATCTTAGTTGCGCCAGCAGCAAATAGTTCCGTATCACCATTAGGCTTTTTGGCAGCATACAAAGCAGTTAAGTTTTCAGCAGCGTTACTGGTAGAAAATGTAACTGGCGCAGGGAATGGGCCATAACCAATAGCTTGAGAAACCACGTTCTTAGCGTCAGTCAAAGCACCCGACACGCTAGGTTGGTCAGGCATCCACTCACCAAAAGTTAGTTTTGTCGTAGCCATGTGTTACTTCCTTGAGCCTGTATTGTCCATGTATTATCGTTAGCTGATACTGGAGTCCATGTGTTTGTGTCGCCAGAAACAGCAGTCCATGTATTGCTATCAGTAGAAACTGGTGTCCAAGTGTTATCGTCTTGTGGTACTGGTGTCCAGTTCTCGCCAAGGATAACGCCTTTAGCAGTTATTGTTGCTAGACCTGATACCGAGGCTGCCCCTACATATATTGCAGACGCACTAGCGACAACATTAGCATTGCCTGTGACGCTTGCCACAGAGTCTCTAACTAAAATTGCTTCAGCAGTTACTGTTGCGTTTGCATCCACACTAGCAGAAGCATTTTGCTCACGGACTCCTACTGCGCTTACTGTTGCACTACCAGTAACACTTGCGACACCTTCTGCAACAATACCGCCATTTGCAACAACTAAAGCTACGCAAGTAACGGAGGCTACGCCATCTTTAAGAATACCGCCAACAGCAGTTACATCAGCACTACCAGTGATACTACCACTAGCAAACTGGACACGAGTAGCATCTGCGCTGACAGTAGCATTACCATCAATAGCACCAGAGGCAAACTGCACCCTAGTTGCATCACAGGTAACACTAGCATTAGCTGTAATGCTTGCACTAGCAAACTGAACAATAGTTCCATTTGCCGTTACTGTCGCTGAACCATCTACTGCCCCACTACCACTCTGAACCCTTGTACCATCGGCTACAACGCTTGCAGACGCAGTTACAGACCCATAGGCATCCCATAGGGTTACTGAGGTAATATAAAGTGGACTATCGAGTGTGAGTGTTAAGTCATCAATGCTAGACTTTAAATTGTCTAGCGAGTCAATCGTCCACGGAGGCAGTAAGTCAGCCATTTCACGCTAAAGTGACGCTCAATGAACCAGAGGCAATGCGGAAAACGTCACCAGTTGCAATAGTCTTAGAAGCATCTAGTGGTGTGTGATACAGCAAGTTGCCTGTAGTCAAAGCATCACGGATTCCAATGTGTGTGATTGTTCCCCATGCACCGCCAGCTTGAGGAAACTCAATAGCAGCAGAGTTTGTAGAAGCACCATTGGAGGGCGCACCAAATGTCACAGCCTGACGAGCATAGCTAGTGCCAGAACATTCAGTTCCAGTATCAGCATCTGTTGGGTCAGTTGTGTATAAAGCAAGATACACAGTTGTTGGTGCTGTGTAGCTAGTTGCTCTCAACGTAACATTGATAAGAGCATTTTCTAAGTAGTTGGACATTTCAGCCATATTTTCACCTTGCAGTTAATTTCATTGCTAACGGAACACCAGAGTATTGACCTTCTTCATCAGACTTGGTGAGAGAAGAAATTGCTCTGTCATACATAGAACCCCATGTATTGATACGAGCGTCATTCATTAAGTAAGGTTCTGCCTCAACCAATGCGCCATACAGTAAGCCATCAGGTGCAGTAGTCAGAAATACGTTAGACACGTTACTGTTGGACAGATACGCTGGCGCAGAGTAGTACAACAATTTAAGCGTATACACGCCATCAGGCGCAGGTGCTACTTGAAACTCACTAGCTAAGATTGTGTAACTCTTAGGAACACCAACCTCTGATGTTCTTGGGTCATTGGACAACGATGATGGACTAGAGTAACTCAATGGTTGGATAGGGTTAGTCATCACCACAAAGTCACGAATCTCTAAGAAGTCGCTAGGTATCTCTACAGTCGCATCACCAGAGACTGTGCTAGTTGTTACAGACTTGAGCATCTGACGAATCCGTAGTTCTCTACGCAAACGATTCTCAGCCAAAGTAATAAAGTCTGGAATGATGCTTGTCAAGTCAGACCTAGCCAAATAGTTGGCTATTGAAGTCTGTAAATCAGAGTAGGTAGCAAAACTCATACAACTCCTGTCCTAGTGCGCCATGCACGATTCATTGGGTCATTTAACCAAGCAGCAAAACGCTTGTCATCAAGAACAGCAAAGCCACGCATGATTCCAGCTTTGTTCAAGTCATCAATGACTGTCATAGGGATAGACGCTACCTTATTGCCAAACAATTGGTCAGACCATCTTGCTCTCTCGTCATACGAGTTATATTCTTTTTTATTCTGCTCAACAATGTCAGACACATCTTGACGAGTCTGAATAATAATACCGCCCTCACCATCAGCGTGAACAGCAGTTTGTCTAAAGTTGTTAGGGTTTTGCATAGCCTAATTCTATCAGTTTGAGTAGAAAAGAAAATGCCCCAGAGGGTTAGTCTGAGGCATCTTTTGGGTTACACCAGATTAAGGCGTAATGTCGGAAATGATGCCATGTGCAGCTTGGTTTTTAACTTCCAAGGTGTACTCAGCCAACAACTGTGTGCTTTCATTGTCGCCAGTTACAGCCAACTCGTTGGTCTGGAAAGGACGCAAATAAGCAATAGCAGCCATGTCAGGGTCAAGGATAAAGCCAACATCATCACATGAGTTAGTAGAGGTCATAAATCTGTTGGGAACAACAGAAATTGAACCGAAGTCGCTCAGGTAAACATCGGCCGCTGAAATGATAGTTGTAGGCGAATTGGCAGGGGCCATGAAACGCTGTGCAGCAATACCAGTGAAGGCAGAAACCAACTGCTTGTGAGCAGGGTTAACCATCAACACTTTAGGATTGCCACCAGAAGCGTAAACTTCACGAACAACAACTTTCAAAATGTCTTCTGTGAAAGTGCGGTTTGTGCCGTTTGTACGAGCAGTAGTACCCAAATCACCAGCAACGCCAGAAGTACCGCCATCATAGTTGGAGTTCAACCATGCTTGCAGACCACCCAATTTACGAGCAGTAGAGGAATTGCCGTTAGCAGCAACTTGGTTACTCAGCAATGAAGTCTCCATGTCACGCTTAATTTCCGAACTGGCTTTGGCCAATTGGTACGCTTTTTCGGATTTTCGGCCTGCCTTATCAACAGCTTGCAGAGTGCCAGAAATCTTAATTGTCTTCTGTGCAATCTGGCAACGATTGCCAACACGAGTAGTAGGTGACATAGTAGCGTCAGATGCCGTTGCACCCTCGACTGCGTAGTTGTCTAAAACTGGGGCGGCAAGCGAATCGACTTGCCACTCATGTAGAACAGCAGTTGCTTTAGTCTTACCAATGGAAGACATAAATGGGACATCTGTTGGTGAAATCGAGTAGATAACATCCGAAAGGTCTTCTCTCATACCGATTGCGGTATATGTTTGATAGGTAGCCATAATTTAATACTCCAAAATTTATAAAAATCGTTCAAATGCTTTGGCAGCGTCTGAGACTTTTCCTGTCTCACGCAACCTCTGCATAACCTGTTTATCTTGTGAAGACCTAGCTTGAGGAACTGAAGTACCAGAACGCATCATCTTAGGGGCAGACTGGAGTTTTTTATTCAACTCTGGTTTGCTCTTTTGAAGTTGCTCATACTTCATTGCCTTATACAAGGTCTGCACCGCACGACTGTCATACACGGAACTAAGTTCTTGGTCAGTCCAACCTACAGACTTCGCATAGTCACGGATTTGTTTCCGTACCGCATCACCCTGTGGTGTCGCTAACTCAGGAATCAGACTAACTAGCTTCTCAGATTCTGTTCGTAAGTGCGCTTGCAGTTGGGATTGTTGCTCTGCTTGTTGCTGTTGGGCAATGCGTTGCTGTTCATTCCTCACTACTGCTAACTGCTTCTCACGCTGGCTCTGTTCAGCTACCGCTACCGCATAACCGATAGGGTCTGTTTCCTTTAAAACTTCTAAGTCCACACCCTGATGCTGCTGCGTAAGGAAGCTATCCAACGCTTGCAACTTCTGGGCGTATGCCTGTCGCTCTTGTTTCACTTGCTCTAAATGACCACGTTCAGCTTCAATTGCCTTACGTTGTTCAGCTAGAGCCTGAGACTTTTTAGTGTAGTCCGTACCTTGTTGATAACCCTTGATAAGTTCGTCTAGTTCTACTTCGACTTCCTCACCAGATGCTTTGACTTTATATCTCTGCTTGGGCTGTTCTTCTTCTTCAGAATATTCAACTTCATCAGTCTCTTGTTGGTACTCTGGTTGACCTTCGGCTTGGCTGTTGTCAGCTTCCTCAGAATCACCCATCATGCCCTCAAACGCTGAAGCGGCTTGGTTTACATCTAGGCTTTCACTCCCTGTTGGGTTGGTGTTTTCCATTTGTCATCTCAATAATCGCCAGAAACCTTCTGGACGGAGGGTAGCTTTTAGGCTACAGAATTACAATATCTTCCACTTTTTATCCCTAATCACAGTTTCCGAGGCCAAGCCTTCTAGGTGTCCTGTAATTAGTTCAATAGTTTTAATGTGCCGATAAGCATCCTCACGCCTATCACATTCTTCTGCACTTGTGTTAATTATCACACTAATCTGTTCTTTTTTCAAGTTATCTATGACTTCTTTGAAAAAGTCATCATTTAATAGGTTTTTAGCCCATTGTGCGAGTAGGTGCTTGTCCATATTGGTTTTGTATTCCAGAAATTACATCATTGATACTTAGGTTAGCCCTTGAAGGCATACCTTGTCTGCTACCCAAGATTCCCATTAAATCGTTGTAACTTAGATTAGATGGCTGTGAATATTGAACAGGCTTTGGTACTTGACCATAATTAGGGTCTAGGAATTTCTCCCATTGTGTACCCATAAGCAGATTACGATTACCAAAGTTAATTGGTGCAAGTGGTCTGTAAGGCGCAACACTAGGTGCAGGAGGATTACCAAAACTGGCAGGAATAGGAACTACATCAAAACCAGTTGGTGTGCCAGAACTAGACAAAGCACTACCTGCACCAAGCAAGCCAGCAGCAGCTAAAGCTAACTGAGCCACCTTCAATGGGTCAGTTTCTTTTGTTGGCGTAGTTGTTGTAGTGGTAGCTGGTGTTGATACCAATGTAGCTGGCAATGTAGCCAAAGTATCACCAACTGCTGTTGGCTTCTGAGCCGTAATTGTTGTACTTGGTAAAGTTGTAGCTGGTGTTGTTGGTAAAGTTACGGCTGGTGTAGTAGCAATAATTGCATTAACAATGTCTTGTGTAGTTACTGGTTTTTGCGCAGTAATTGTTGTAGTTGGTAATGTAGATGTTGGCAAAGTTGTGCCAGTAGTCAAAGCTGGCAACGTAGCACTAATAGCCGTAATTACATCTTGTGTCGTTACTGGCTTATTGCTTGTAATAACTTGTTGAGCAATTGTTGCCGCTTGTGTACTTGTAACATTTGGTAAAGTTGAAGTAATAGCATTAACAATTTCTTGTGCAGTTGCTGGCTTGTCTCCAGTAACTGTAACATTAGCCAAGTTAGTAGGAGTTCCAACATTAGTCGCAAGCTGACTATTAACCAAGTCTAATGCGGCTTGGTCAATTTGTTGTTGCGTTTTTGGCGCAGTAACAGTAACAGCAGGTGCAGTAGAAGCAATAGTATTTAATACATTGTTTAATGATGTGTTAGAACCAGTAACATTAACGCTATCCAAAACTGGAGTAGAAACAGCAACAGGCGTAGCAACCGCAAGACTATCTAAAGCATCTGTAATAGCCGTAGGAGTAAAACCTACTGAATCTAATAATTGAGAAATTTGACTGCTATTTAAACCTTGGCTTGAAAGATTATTAGCCGCATTGGTAGCCGCTAAAGATTCTTGGACAAAGTTTGACGCATTTGCACCTTGACCAGTTAAAAACTCTTGAGGAGTAGATACACCTGTTTGCTTTAAATCTTTAATTAAATTTGTTTGCAATGCGTCATTAAGTTCATCTGGTGTCATGTTGGTAAAATCAACAGGAACATCAAGATTACTTAAAGCATTACCTAAGTAAGCACCACCACCACCAAGCAAAGCAGCAGTCAAAATATCTTTTGTGCTACCACCTGTTACTGCTTGTGTACCCGCACCAATTGTTGCACCTGTAGCACCAGCCAAAGCAGAACCAGTTAAGCCTGTTGCGCCAGCCAATAAATTTGTAATAAATGGCAGACCAACTGTAGAAGCAGCCAAACCAATAACAGGTGCAGCGGCTCTCAATAAACCTTGGTCACCACCACCTGCAAAAGTACCAGAAGCAATTACTTCACCAGTTTTAGGATTAACAGTTTGCCAGTTAGCCTTGTTGTTCGGGTCAACTCTAGTTTCATAAACAACTTGAGGAACACCTGCAATCTGTTCTTCAATGTTATCGCCTTCAATCACAGTACCACGAGCAGTAGGAATTGCTCTAGCGAGTGACTGAGCAACAACAGGACTAGCCGCAGCCTGAGTAATAACAGCAGGAGTTGTAGCTACAGTATTTGTTTTCTGTACTTGAGCAATAGCTTGCGGAGTGCTAGATGGAACTTCATTCTTAAACTGAGATAACGAATCAATAACTGCTTGGTTATAGATAGATGTACCTTCTGCATTAGTGTGCAAGGCATCTACTAACAATGCTTTGTTTTGCAGAATCTCACCTTGAATACCTACCAAAGCAACATTCTTATTTTCTTTAGCAATGTCAGTAAAAATCTGGTCAACTTTAGTGTCAAAGTTATTATTGATTACGTCATCAATAGACTTAGCGTAAGGAGAACCAGTAAGAACAACGTCAACACCTTGTGTAGCTAATGTCTTAACAATCTGGTTAATGTTATTTTTAACAGTATCTTTATCTACACCAGTAATAAAATCAACACCACCAGTTTGTAGGTAAACAGTAGCATTAGGGTCAAATTGACCACCACCCGCTAAGTATGTGTTTAACTGGTTAAGAGTGTCAGCAGTAGTTGCGCCACCTACGGCATAGTTAGATGTAGCTTGACCAGTTGCTTGTGTTAATTGGTCACCTAAAGTTGTATTAAGGCTATTCCAACTAGCACCCGCCAAGATGTTTCCCTCAAGCAAACCTCCTGACTTACCACCTGTTGCATTAGCTACGTCTTCACCAGAAATTCCATACTTAGCCATAGCAGCTTGAGTAGTAGCCGCATCAGGACTAGCAGCTAAAAATGTACGAATGTTGTCATACAAATCAGCAGCACTACCACCATTATTTAACTGCCATGTCAAAGCATTAGAAATAGCCATGATTAACCTCTAATCTCTACGTTGGATGTAATGCCAGCACCAATCTTCATTGCTTTCAATTGGGCTTCTGCTTCAAACTCTTGTTGCTTCAATGCAAAGTAAGCCTGTTGTTTCTCACGCTCTAATTGCAACTTAGCCATCTCTTTCTCACGCATCAATTGCATTTCAAGAGCAGCCTTCTGTTGCGCCATCTCCATGTCAATCTGCATCTGCTGTTGTTGCATCTGCAAGTCAGCCTGTGCTTTAGCTTGATTGGCTTGTATCTCAGCCTGTGTTCTAGCCATCAATGCTTGAACCTCTGGAGGCATCTGCTGTTGCTGTGGAGGAGGATTACTCAACGCTTGGTCTTGCTCTGGCGTAATTGCTTTGTAGAACTCAGCAGAATCCTTAAACCCTGCAATCTCAACCATGCGTCCCAATGTGCCACGATATTGAGCAGGGGAAACATAAGGATTAGCAGGGCCATACTGACCAATCAACTGCTCTTGTTTAGCAAGAACCATAGACAACATAGCCATTTGCTCTTGACGATTCCCTGCACCTAGACCTACGTTGATAGAAACATCGTATTGGTTAGCCCATGTTCTAGGGTCAAACTCTACGAATTCTCCTCTCATACGCACCATGCGAGCCTTGTCCTGATACTTACAGAGCAAGTGCAAGATGCCTTGGAACAAAGACTTAACGCCTGTCTCAGCGAAGATTCGAGCAATCAGTTCAATCTTACCTGCGCCAGCTTGTTGCATTGAGGCTACCGCAGCAGCAGTTACGTTCTGCAAGATAGCAGGGTCTAAACCTTGTGAAGCATCGCTAACACCTGTACGCTTAGACTGTACTGTGTCCAGATACTGAAGCATCGGGAAAGCCTGATTAGCCACGTTCTGAACAACTAACTGTTGAACAGCACCTTGTGACTTGGCGCGAATAACACCACCTGCGGTAGATGTAAGCAAGTCATCAAGGTTTACTTGACCTTCCACCGCAACCACACGAGCATTGTTTGTCAAATATAAGTTATCCAACATCTGACGAGTGATAGTAGTCTTGATTAACTGTAGGTCAACTGTTCTGTCAGCTAGTGAGTTACCAAAAAACTTGTGCGGGATTGGAATAGGACAGATTGAGTGAAAAGGAACATAGTCCACTTCCTCAACCATTTCCTTACCATCCTCATCTTGCAAAATCTCGTTTGAAGCGTAAAAGACTTGAGTCAGAGCAGCAATGCCCTTTCCGTTCATATCAGTTTTGACATAACACTCAAAGACCTCAATCTCTTGCATTGATGGGTCATCAGTCTGCGTTTGGTAAGGTTGCTCACCTGCTGCATAACGAGCCACACGCTCTGGTGTGTATGCCAAAGCATCACCCATCTGCAAACTCTCTACTTGTTTCTTATTGAAACCCATAGCAACCAAGTCACTACGAGTCAACATCTGTCTGTGGGCTACGAAAGGTGAATCAGCAATAGTCCTAGCCTTCTTGCTAATCAAGAACTCCTCTGGGGGTACGTTCTCAATCGTTACTTTGCCAGACTTTTTCTTCTGTTGGACAACTACGTTATGAGTAGAAGCCATCACAGGCATACCCATCGGGTCTATAACTGGCTGACCCATTGGGCCAATAATTGGAAACTCTGTCGTATCTTGCTCGACAATCTCCATAGTCTCATCACTCATCAGCATTGCTAACTCGTCATCAGACAAGTCAAAGTAACGCTCTTTAGTAATGTCTTCTTTATTTTCCCAATATGCTTTAACAATGCCGTTCTTCTGCATCAAGGCATCTTTGAACCAATCATGCAGAATAGCTACACCAGCGTTATCACGATTGAAAACCCAATTACAGTAGTCAGTAGCTTGCTTGGCAGAGGCTTCATCCCTTGGGCCTTGTGGCTCAAAGACTACGATATTGTCTGAGCCTGTAAAGATACGGACTAAGCTAGGCAGCGCACCATCTATCGCTTCTGCAACTTCTCCAGTAACGATTTGAGACTTACCCTCAACTTCATTACCATAAGGCTGTCGTAGATAAGCCTCCAAAGCCTGTTTGCGCTGCTCAACAGTTTCGCTTTCTATGTAGCCAATCGCATCGTCCACCTCTGCTTGAATGATTGACTTTAAGTCATTAGTTTCCATACCCATACCTTATTGAATAGTTGCACTAGCTTGCATAGATTCTAGTTTCTTCAATGCAAGGTATTTGTTACGAGATTCTGACATTTTACGCTTAGTTTCCTCTGACGCTTTATTGCCTTTATGAGCCTCTGATAAATTCTTTCTAGC